CATCATCGGAAAGGCTTGCCCGCCAACGAATGGTGTGGTGAACGGCTGCACCATGCCAGGCGCACGCATTCTGATGATGGCGCCGTTTTCGTTATTCAGCACGTCATCAAGATTGACCTGGCCTTCAACCACGCCTGTGCGCGGATGAATGGATTGCGCCAATGAGTCAAGCATATTGCGCAGGATCACTGACTTAATACGTTGAATGTCCATGGTTACATCTGCCGTGGACATGCCAAAAAGTGTGTGCGGCTCAGGATCAGGACAGAAATAAGCAAAAGGAACATCATCCGCCGGATCGTTGGCAACGATCTTGTAGGACGGACCCATGGTGCAAATCTTGCGCAGTTCCGCCACACCATCACCGTCCATATCCATGCGGATATAGGACTCGGTGTAAAGCACGCGGCGTTGCGCTGGATTGTTGGCCGATTCGCCAAACATCATTTGCGCAGGATTACGCGCAATGCGCTCAATGTTCGTGTCAAGTTCGTCTTCGCCTGTATTGGACTCGACCAATTCTTGGTCATAACCCATGGCGACCAGCTCAGACACGGTGGCAAGCTTTCTGTGCGCCACAATGTCTGCGTCTTCAAGCGTTCTCGCTCTGCGATCAACAATGAACTCTTCAGGCGCCAGGCTTTCAACGCGGAAACGTTTGGTGATGATCTTGCGGCTAACCGTCACGTCATGAATCATGACCGTTGGCGTTAGTTGCTGGCCGGTTAGTGGATCAATCACCGGTGGCGGCGCTGATGGGTCTTCGGTGGACATTAAGTCCACCATCTCAACGCCTTCCTGACCAAGGATCAGTGACAGTTGCGTGTCATCAAGACCAGTGTAATTTTCGTTTTTGACTTCAATGTGCTCGTCAACCCACCACTTGCAAACGCCCGTCTTGCGCACCAAAGCGTCTTTGAAGATGGAGTGAAACAGCACAAAGCCATTGTTGTCTTCGTTCAGGATATAGCGCATATAATCCGTGGCCTGCTCTGCCATCGGCGCATCTTCCATGCTGCGCGGTACATACTGAACAACGTTCTCTGATGAGAAGAAAATGCGCATCAGGCTCGGCAAAATGGCCTGCACAGTATCGCGCACGTCCATCGAAACAACCTGGCTGCGCCCCTCTTCCTCATCGCCAAATGGATCGCCAAAATAATATTCCGTGGCGCGGGCGCGAAGGTTACCAATCTCTAAGTCAATGAAATTGGTGGCATCAACAAGTTCAGCCGCAACAATGGCCTGAATCTCTGTTTCGTCCATAGGTTCACCGGACTTGACGCCGGTGGCAAGGTTCATTTCAACGTCCATTTACTTACCCTTATTTCTTGCGCTAATGGCTTTGGCTTTTGCTCGTGCATCGGCTTTGCTTGATGCGCCCCAAGCCTTTAGGCTTAACAAAAGTCTCGTTGGTTCGCCATTTTTGTATTCTGGACCGGGCATGTTGCCCATTCTCGCAAGAAAACTGGCGCGTCTTGGATTGTCGCCTGACTTCACAGGCGCCTTTAACGTGCCGCCCGTTTCTGCTTTATAGGATGCGCGGCCTTTGGCGTTCAATCCACCACTTGGACTTTGGCCCTCTTTACGCTGCCACGCTGGCGTTTTCATCAATCTTCCTCGCGCATAAAGTTAACGCGCTGAAACTCAACGGCTTCGCGCTGGCGGCGCGAGTTCATCATCGATGTAATAGGCCCGCCAACCAACCAGGCGTCACAAGTACGCGCCGCTGCACACTTAAAGTGGAATAGTTCGCAGTAACCAAGATCAGCGGCGTCTTGCACCGCCATCTCTAAATCTTCGTTCTCTTCGCTTTCGCCTTCTTCAGTTTCGTACTCTTCGCCGTTTTCTTCGTCGCTTTCTTCACCCTCCATACCACCTGTGATGCACTCAATCATTTCAGGTGTTTGGATGAAGGCTGCGCAGTTACCGCATCGCATGGACTTGGCTTGCGCCAGGTCAGTGTTCCATGTTTCGGCTTTGGCGTTCCAGAATTCACGGTTAGGCAATTCAGGATTGGCAGGCCCATAACCCACATTGGCAAACGCCCAATTGCGATTTTTTAGGTTCGCAACCGGGTCTTTGGTTTCAATAGGGCATTCCATCATTTCTTCTTTGACTTACCGGCTTCAGACAATGCAATGGCAATGGCCTGCTTGGGATTGGTCACTTCCGGTCCTTTTTTGCTACCGGAATGCAACTTGCCCGCCTTGTACTCGCGCATGACTTTGGAGATTTTCTTCTCGGCTTTGGTCTTTTTCATCATGATGCAAGGATGTCCGTGATGGTGACGTTGATGTTGGTTCCAGCACCGCGCAAAAACGCAATCTTTTCGCCTGGCTCAACGCGTATGTATTCAACACTTGGCGCAGGCATGATCATGCTTGATGACGTTGCCGTTGGGTTTGATCCAATTTCAAAATGAACATGCGAATCGGTATTGGCAACCGCCACGCGCATAAGCGTGACGCCCGCTGCTGCGGCGTGCGATTGCTGACTTGATGCGCTAACAGTCAATGATGTTGTCGTGCCAAATCGGCCAACAATTTGAGGCCACAAGTGACCGGCTGAATCGCGTACTTGCTTGCTCATTTCTTAGCCGCACGCATATTGTCAACAAGATTAGGGTATGGCCTGCCTGCGGATTTCGCCATGGCTTTAGCGCTGGCCTTTTGCTTCTTGGATAACGGTTCGCTCTTGCCCAATGACTTTGGACGTGCCTTATCCCACACTGGCTTTGCTTTCATGTCAGCACCCCTATTTGGGGGCCGACACTAGCACACTCACGCATCAATGCGCAAGATTCATGCGCAAAGCGTGGTAATCCTCCAAGAAACCGCTCATGCTGGCGAGTTTGTTGAACGCCATATCTGCTGACAGGCGTGAGTGAAATAAACGCAATGGCGGTCTGCGATCCATCTCAGCCCAATAGGTTTGCAAAATCGTACGCCCCCAATCCTCTGCGGTTACGCGGTTGATGTTGCCGCCAAAGTATTCATAACGCATAAACATTTCCCAATCGACAATCCCCAATGTGTGTCGCGGGCTGTCCTTGTTGGAATCTTGGTTCGCGTGCAAGCGAAACGCCCCCAGATGCGCCCCACCGCCTACCGCTGGCCCGTGGCGCGTGGCTTCCAAATACCATGTCACGTCACCCAAATAGTGCCTTGGTGCCAGCTCGCCAAGTGGCAAATAGGTCATGGTGAATGCGCACTTGGAACGATCCATCATCACAAACGAAGGCTCGCCAATAAAGTTCTTGTGCATTGCCATCAATCGCAATATGTTTTCGCGTGATGACTTAATGAGTTCATCCTGACTGATCAAGCCTGGCGCACGAAGGAATCGCCCTTCGTCGTTGATCCAATGGCGCTGATGCCAAAACATGGTTGCATCGCGGTGATGGTCCGCCAAATCAACCAGATAGGACGTTGATGATGGATAAATCACATCATCGTCATACACAAACCGCACCAGGTCCGAGTCTGCCTTCTTCCAAAGGTACGCGTAATGCGCCACTTGATCGCCAGGACAAATCAAGTGCGTGTCGATGACTTCAAAGTCATATCGCTGTGCCATGTCATTGATCATGTGATGCTCTTTATCATCCGGGCAGTGATTGCCAATGATCACTTGAATTTTCGGGTAAGTCTGCGCGTCAATGCTGGCAAGCGTTGTATACAGGTGCTTGGACTTAAACGCTGGAACAAGAATCGTTACGGTTCTCATCGCTTACCCCAACGCTTACGCTCAAGCTCGGCAATCCGCACCAGTTCACGCGTTTGCCGCTCAAGCTCAATCACCATCTCTTCAAGCACTTCCCATTGCAGCTTTTCGTACTCGCCTCGTGGAAAGTTTTCAAGCAAACTATTCACCCAAGCCTTTCTCGCCATATCGTTCAGGTTCATCCCTGTCCTTTCAATAGTTCCGCCGCATCGTCATAGCCGTTTTTCTCCAGCAACTCAATGCAATGGTTTAAGCGTGCTTCGCTTGCAACAAACTCGATCTGCGCCGCAAAGACAAAAAGATTCTCTGCGTGCTGATCAAACCCTGTGTTTCTGGCGATGCCCATGACATCGCCAATCGTTAAGTCTTTCATGCCGCTCTAATCCCAAACGGGTTATGCCACTGCCTCGCTACTTTAGGCTCGCGCTTTTTGAAGGTGCTGTACTCTTCTTTCACAGCAAAGTAGTTGATAATCGTTTTCTTCCACAAAACGGTTTGCTGCTTATAGCCTTTGCTCTTAATCACCAAATCATCTGCCGCCATCTCGGTCAGCAACTGATCAGCACGCCTGGCGGTCATGTCAAACTTTTCGCCAATGTGCCGTGCGGTGACAGGATTCTTCAATCCTTTTAAGTAATCAAAAATCATCTTCTTGCTTTCTGATCTAAGCATTTTTCGCTTTGCCATTGCTGCCCCTTTGCTAAACAACTGCTCTCAAGTTTCTTTTAATTGGCTTACCCCATTGCGAGTTGTACGCTTTGCCGTACAACGCCACACCCGCATCGCTGGCAAAGGTCAACGCCAAAGCGTCAGCCATGTCGGGCGATCCAATCCCGCGCTTTCGCATCTCGTCTTTGCTCTCAAGCTTCATCTTCCCGTTGCTATTAAACGAATAGCGCGGCGAGACTAATTCCGCCAAAAGCGACTCGTCTTTCGGTAATTTGCAATCGCGCTTTTCTAGCCAGGCTTTCATCTTGCCCCACAGTTCGGCACGAAGGTTCACATAAATAGTTCCCATAGCGGGAGACTCAGCAACGTTAATGCCACGCGCAGGCAGATTCAATTCGCGCAAGCGGTCCACAACTCCGGCCCCCAAGCCAATCGAATCGACAAGGATTTCAACGGGCCTGTCTTCGGGCTTCATGGCCTCGTACTCAGCGACCACCGCGCCTGTGGTCTGCATCAAGTCCAACCCACGCCATTTGCGTATTTCCGTCACGGCATTGCCCTTGCGCTTTGCCAGCGCTGTGGCATCCGTACCAAATCGCGCCACATCCAACCCCCACACCGTTTGCGTATCCGTTGTGTCCACATCACGGTGAAACGCGCTATCCACCAATTCAACGCCAATCAACGTATCGTCATCGGTACGCGGAAACTCGCCCAACACGCGAACACGAAAAGCATTGGACTCTTCGCCATACCTGGACGCCATATCCTTGATGTAGGCATCGCTGACTCTTTTGGAGTCATAGCAGGACACGCGGCGTGTCCACCACTCATCCTTCAAACGGTTATGCGTATCAAAGAAAAACCCGCTGGATTTCGTCGGATTACCCAGCAGAATCGTCACAGCGTTATGCCCTGACATGGAACCCGCTGCCGCCTCAAACACGGACTCAGGAATACCTGAAGCTTCGTCCGCCACAAGCATCACATGGTCCGAATGCACACCCTGCAACGCTTCAGGTTGCTCGGCACGCGATGTACGGGCGGAGATGAACGACTCTTGAGGCGCTGCGCGCATCTCAATGCGATCAGTCTTTACCTCCAACCGATCACCCCAAGCATTCGGCAACTCTTTCACCCAACGCTTTAGCTCGGCAAACAAGGCGTCATACAACTGGCTTGAGGTCGGCGCCGTCACCACAATCTTGGCGGGACCGCGCGTAAGCATGTACCAAATCATCGCCCAAGAAGCCACCGTGGACTTACCCACACCGTGGCCGGAGCGCACGCTAATCTTGCGCTCACCGCGGGATATAGCCTCCAAAAACTCAATCTGCCAAGGGTCAGGATCAACCCCTAATACCTCGCGCACAAACAACGGCGCGTTGGGCCGGTAACGGCGAACCAACTCAAGATAACGCTTAAAGATTTCGTTATTAGGCGTGTTCATAACTTGCCACCGCGCGATGCACCAACGTATGCGTTACCGCCATACCAAACTGATCCTTCACCATCTCAGCAATCTTGCGATAGCTCTTACGCTCCTGAGCCTTGCCCACCATAAACATCAAAATCGGATAGGTCGATTCATCCTGCACAAGCTTGGCGGACTTCCCATCACCATCCTTACGATAACCAAACGGTACATGACCGCCAATCCAACCACCGGCCTGCGCCTTGCTCTTTCTCCCGTCAGCCATACGCTCGGCAATCCTGCGCCGCTCAAGCCTAGCCACTGCCGCCATCAGCGTAAAGAAAAACTCAGACCAACTCGACCCATTGTTCACCGGGTCAGTGCCTAGCGCCAGCACAATCATCTTCACACCCTGCGCCTTCCAAGCCTCGGCCATGGTTAACGCGTCAACCGTGTCACGAAACGCACGATCCAATTGCGTCATCACCACTACATCGCCTGGCTGCAAGACCGCCACTAAACGCGAACCCGCATCGCGCTTGGCAAGTTGCACGGACCCGCTTACACCCTCATCCGTAAACACCTCAGCCACATCCTCGCCGCGAATCAACGCCAATCCCTGAACCTTCCTGATCTGCTCGGCCAGTGACGTGTTATCCACTTGCTCTTGCGTGCTGACCCTTGCATAACCATAAATCGCCATCTCGTTCCCCTGTGTTTGTTACTTGTTGCAAGCGTAACAGTGTTTCGCTCACTTGTGAAATTTTTTTTGGGGGCC